GGCGACCTCATCAACCTGTCGGCTGAGGCACTGGTCGCGGCGAGAGCTTCGCTGGCCCGGAAGGTCGACGAGCGTAAGCACACCTTCGGGCAGGCCCACGAGAAGACCCTGCGCCTCGCCTCCCGGATCATGGGCAATCTCGACGCTGCGCAGGACTGGAACGCCCAGGTGCTGTGGAAGGACACGGAGGGCCGTTCGCTCGGTCAGGCCGCGGATGCGCTCGGGAAGCTCGCCACGATGCTCGGTGTCCCGGTCGAGATGCTGTGGGAGCGGATCCCCGGCTGGACCCAGACGGACGTGGAGCGAGCGAAGGAGATGGTCGCCAACGGCGACAGCATCACCCAGCTCCTGACCGAGCTCGCCGCCGGCCAGTCGTCGCAGTCCGATGGCATCGTCGCCTAGCGCAGCCCAGCTCACCGAAGGTCACCGGCTCGCCCAGGCCCGGATCGGAGCGCAGACCGTCCGGCTCATGCGGTCCTCGTGGGCGCTGCTCGACCCGACCGACCTGGACGGCACCATGGGTCGCTGGCTGCGCGTCACGGTCCCCCTGGTGCAGCGGCAGCGCCGCCAGTCGATCCTCCTTGCCGGCTCCTACCTCCAAGCCTTCCGGGCCGTCGAGCTCGGCATGGACGCCCGGTACGTGCCGGTGCTGGACGTACCCGACGAGCTACAGGCGATCATCACGAGCCTGACCGTCACCGGCCCGGTGAGCATCAAGGAACAGATGCGCCGGTTCGTGGCCCTCCAAGCCGCCGCGAAGACCGCGGAGGCCGGTTCGGCTGCCGCCGCGATGCGTCACGCCCTCAACGGTGGCCGCGAAGCCATCGTGAGGTCCGTACGAGCCGACAAGCGGGCTCTCGGATGGGCTCGGGTCGTCTCAGGGAAGCCCTGCGGGTTCTGCGCCATGCTCGCCAGCCGCGGACCGGTGTACGGCGAAGCCTCGGCGGCCTTCCAAGCGCACGACCACTGCTCTTGCACCGCGGAGCCCGTGTACCGCGAGGACACGGGCTGGCCGGCGGGTTCCGACCGGTACCGGGACCTCTGGCAGCAGGCCAAGGCCGAAGACGGCGACACGTTCGCGGTCTTCCGGCGGCTCGTCGAAGCCGCCTAACCGAGCGCCACCCCGGAGGTGGCCCAATCAGCCCCAGGAGGGCACGTGACCGACCCGAACCCTGACCCGAACGCGCCCGACCCCAACGAGCCGGAACCGTTCGACGAGGAACGTGCCAAGGCGAAGATCGCCAAGGCCAACAGCGAAGCCGCCCAGCTTCGCAAGCGAGCGAAGGAAGCCGAGGACAAGGTGTCGACCCTCGAAGCCCGTCTCGACGAGCTCGAAGGCAAGGACAAGTCCGAGGTCGAGAAGCTGACCGCGAAGCTCGCCGAGTACGACCGCAAGGCCCAGGAGGCCGAGCAGCGTGCCCTGCGTGCCGAGGTCGCGGCCAGCAAGGGACTCACCCCAGCGCAAGCGAAGCGCCTGCAAGGCGGCTCCCTGGAGGAGCTGGAGGCCGACGCTGACGAGCTGCTCGAGTCCTTCAAGCCCCAGGAGGGCAACGGCAGCGGACCGCTGCCAGGGAAGCCCACCGAGCAGCTGCGCGGTGGCAGCGACCCGACCACAGAACCCGAGGAGCTGGACCCGGCCAAGTTGGCCGACCAGGTGTCCCGAGGGTTCTGACCCCAACCCTCCGCACGGCCCCGCCATGGCGGCCGACCGCGGCAACCCCCTTGACCACAGGAGGTCAACGTCATGGCGAACACCTTCCTCAAGCCCGAGGTGATCGTGAACCAGGGTCTCGGTCTGCTCCAGCGTGAGCTGATCCTGCCCCGGCTCGTCACCCGCTACGGCGCTTCCGACTTCGTGGGCGCGAAGAACGACACGATCAACGTGAAGATCCCGTCGCTTCTCGCCGGCCGCGACTACGAGTGGCGCACCCGCAACGCGGCGATCCAGGTGGACGAGCTCAACGAGCAGTCCATCCCGGTCACGCTGAACAAGCACCCCTACTCGGCGGTGGCGATCACCGACGAGGAGCTGACCCTCGACATCAAGTCGTGGGGCGAGCAGGTCGCCCGCCCCCAGATCCGTGCCGTCGCCGAGACCCTCGAGGGCTACATCGCCGACGCCATGGCCGGGGCCACCTACTCGACCGCCGACCTCGACCCGGGGGCGTTCACCGACTTCCACGCCATGGCCGTGGAGGCTCGCCGCCGGCTCAACGTCGCCAACGTGCCCGCCGCCGGTCGGGTCATCGTCCTCGGGTCGAACCTCGAGGCCGACGCCCTCAACGACGAGCAGCTCAAGAAGGTGAACGAGTCCGGCAACGGTGACGTGCTCCGCGAGGCCGTGATCGGCCGGGTCGCCGGGTTCACCGTCATCGGCAACGTCAACAGCATCGACCCCGACGTGGGCTACGCCTTCCACCCGTCGGCGTTCGCGTTTGCGAACGTCGCCCCGGTGGTCCCCGCTGGTGTCCCCGCCGGTGCGGCCGGGGTGTTCGAGGGCCTGGCGATGCGCTGGATCCGGGACTACGACACCGCCTACCTCCGCGACCGGTCGGTCTACAGCGCCTTCGCCGGGGCCGCCTCCGTCGCCGACGAGCGGATCATGGACCCCAACGACCCCAACTTCGGCGACCTGACCAACAAGAACAGCCGGGCCGTGAAGATCAGCGCCGGCTCCAGCTCCTGACGGGCTGACTAGAGGGGGGTGATGGTGCAGATCCTGGCTGTCACCCCCCTCTACCCGCCGGTCTCGCGTGTTGGCGCGTGGCTGGCTACTCACCAGTTCCTTCGACATCTCGTCACCCGTGGCCATGACGTGTCGGTCGTGGCGTCTCGCAGTCACAGCGACTTCGAGTGTGACGGCATCCGCGTGTACGCCGGGGTGAAGGGCCGCACCGCACCTCATCGGCTCGCCGCCTCCCCCGATGTGGTCGTGTCCCACGCCGGAGACGGTGGCCTCGGCCTCGACCTGGCCGCAGAGCATGGCAAGCCCTCGGTGCGGATGGTGCACGGCGCCGGCTACGACCGGATCGGCGAAGCCGACTTGGCCGTGTTCAACAGCGAGTCCCTCCGGGACCTCGCCGCCTGGCCTGGCCGTTCGGTCGTCTGTCATCCGCCGACCTTCCCGTCAGACCATCGGGTGCCGTCGACCGGCGACGCGGTCACGATCGTGAACTGCTCGAAGGACAAGGGCATCAAGACGGCGTGGCGGTGCTCCGAGCAGCTCCCGGACCGCAAGTTCCTCGGCGTGAAGGGCGGCTACGGCTACCAGATCACACCCCGGGGGTCGAACTTCGAGGTGATCCCCACCCAGTCGGACATGCGGGCCGTGTGGTCCCGCACCAGGGTCCTGCTGGTCCCCTCCGCCTACGAGACCTGGGGGATGGTGGGGGTGGAGGCGATGTGCTCCGGGATCCCCGTCATCGCCCACCCGACACCGGGCCTACAGGAGTCCCTCGGCGCCGCGGGGATCTTCGTGGACCGCGACGACACCGACGGATGGGTGCGGGAGCTCCACCGTCTCGAGGACCCCGCCGAGTACGCCACCGCATCAGCGGCGGCGCTGGCCCGTGTCGACGACCTCGACCCGCAGGTGTCGCTCGACCGGTTCGCCGCCGCGGTGGAGGCGCTGTGCGGGTCCTGATCGCCGTCCCGTACCGCTCCGGTGGATGCGACTGGCGGACGCGCTCAAAGGCGACCGTGACTGCCTGGTGGCGCACGGCTCTCCCCGAGTTCCCGCTGGTCGAGGTCGACGACGGCGGGGACCCGTTCAGTCGTGGCGGCAGCCTCAACCAGGCAATGGAAACCCACCAGCCCGATGTGCTGGTCGCTGCGGATGCCGACATGTTGATCGGTCGCCAGCAGATCCTCGACGCCGTGCAGGCGGCCAGCGAAGCACCGGGGATGGTGCAGCCGTTCGACCGGCTCGACTGGTACGGACCGGTCGAGACCTGTCGCCTGCACCAGGACCCCCACCTGTTCTGGCCCCGTTCGCTGCCCGCGACCTACTCGTGGCCCGTCGACGACCAGACTCCGCTCCTCGGTGGTGTCAACGTCCTGTCCCGGGAGACGTGGGAGGCCGCTGGTGGGTGGCTACCCGCGTTCCGGGGGTGGGGGCACGAGGACGTGGCGATGGCGGTCCAGTGCCGCACCCTGGCCGGCCCTCACCGTCGCCTCCACGGTCACACCGCCCACCTGTACCACCCGGTGCGACAAGGCAAGGGCTACGACCGGGGCGAAGCGAACGCACCGTTCTCCGCGCAGGTGCTCGCTGCAGCGGGTGACCCCGAAGCGATGCGCCAGGTGGTCCAAGAGCTGGGAGGACGGCTTTGCGTGTCGTGACGGTCCTCCTCACCGCCAACCCGGACCCCCAGCGAGGCACCACCCTCGACCCGGACCCTGGCCTGCTCGACACGCTCCGAGAGTCCGTCACCAGCAAGGGCGTCGAGTTGCACGTCCTCGCCGACTGCCCGCTCGACATCTCGGACCCGCTCGTCTCGGTCCACCAGGTACCCGCAGGGGGTAACCCGTACTTCCATCGGTGGCAGGTCATCGCCGACCACCTGGACCGTGGGTGGGTGTGGTGCGTGGACGGCACCGACACCGAACTCCTCGAGCTCCCCGCACCGCAGTGCCCGGTCCTTCACATCGGCTCCGAACCGCTCACGGTCGGCTGCTCGTGGATGCGGGCCACGAACCCGAGCGTCGCCGACTGGATCGACGACAACGCCGACCGGACCCTCCTGAACCCGGGGATCACCGGTGGCCCAGCCCGTCTGGTCCGCCGCTTCGCGAGAGCGGTAGCGGCGTGCGAAGGCCAGGACATGACCGACATGGGTGCGGTGAACCGCATCGCGTACGAGTGGTTCCCCGACCACGTCACCGGCGCACCCGTCCACACCCCGTACAAGCAGAACGTGACCAGCGGCGCCTGGTGGCGACACAAGTGAGGTGACGATGCTTCCCACACTCGCCACGGTCGACCAGCTCGAGACCCGACTCGCGCAGCCGGTCCCCGACGAGGACCAGGCTCTCGCCCTCCTGAACTACGCGTCCGCGCGGATCCGCGGGTGGACCGGCAAGACGTCCCTCACCGACGTCGGCGACCTGGTGGACCCGCTCCCTGACGGGGTGTCCCAGGTGGGCGTGGAGATGGTGTTCCGGGCCGTCACCAACCCCACGGGGGCCACGCAGGACACGACCGGCCCGTTCTCCGTGAGCTTCGGTCCCGACGCCGCGCAGCGCATCTACCTCTCGAAGTCCGACAAGACGATCCTCCGTTCCCGGCCCGGGCTCGGGACGATCTCCACGACCCGTGGCGACGTCGAGACCGGCACCGTCTGGGTGCCCACGACCGACCCGTTCGCTGACCCGGTGCCGCTCCTCGCGGACCCGCCGTACTGATGCTCCTCAAGGGCCTCACCCTCACCCGGCTTCGCGGCAGCCGAGTGGAGGACGGGTACGGCGGGTCCCGGCTCGACTGGTCGAACCCGCAGACCATCACGATCCCCGGCTGTGCGATGGCACCGGTCGTCGAAGACGAGATCCACACCGCCGGCCGGTCCGCTGCGGTCGCCGCGTGGACCGTGTACGCCCCCTGGGCTGATGTCGAGGCAGACGACCGGGTGGACACCCCGCACGGCCTGTACGAGGTCGACGGCGACCCCGGCCGGTGGGAGTCCCTGTACACGGGCCGCAAGCCCGGGATGACGTTCCGGCTCCGCCGTGTCGGAGGTGACGCCTGATGGGCAAGGTCAAGTGGAAGTGGAACCTCCCCGCGTTCGCGGAGCTCCGCAACGACCCGCGGCTCGTCGACGCGATGCGCCGCTCCGCCGACACAGCAGCGCAGCACACCCCCTACGAGGTCGAGGTGGAGGTGTGGCCGCACCGTGGCCGCCGTACCGGGCCCCGTACCGCCGTGCAGATCTGGGCCAACTCCCCCGAGGCCCGACGCCGCGTGAATGACAACCCCGGTGACCTCACCGCCGTACTGAACCGGATGGACCTCTGATGGAGGTCATCGTCCCCGCCGACCCGGTGAAGACGACCCGCTCGTGGCTCCTCGAGCACCTCGCAGGGGTCCAGGTCGTGAAGAACCGGCCGGCCACGATCACCGGTCACGTCGTCACCGTGAGACGGTCCGGTGGGCTCCGCCCCAACCTCGTGTCCGACGCCGCATGGCTGACCGTGGAGTGCTTCGCCCCCGACGACGACCAGCTCGGCGCCCTCACCCATGAGGTGTGGGCCCTCCTGTTCGCGATGGCCGGTGAGGTCATCGACGGGGTCCAGTGCTACCGGGTGACCGAGCTCGGCGGCCCCGCAGACATGCCGCTCACCGATGCCGGCGAGTTCCAACGCCCCCGGTACGTGATGAGCGTCCAAGCCCAGTTCCGGGCCGGAACCCCCACGGGTTCCCCGGTCAGTTCGTAGCCCCCCAGGGCTACTGACCCGCGCACCCCCCCCCCATCCGACGCCCGCAGGGCGAACGACCACAGGAGGCCCTCATGGCCCTCGACAGTTCACTGGTGCGCGTCGCCGTCACGGGCGGCATCTACGCCAACCTCGACGGCGGAGCCTCCGCCCCCACCTCCGCCACGTCGGACCTCGGTCCCGACCTCGACGAGATGGGGTACCTCACCGATGCCGGTGTCGTCATGGCGATCGACTCCACCACGGAGAACATCACCGCCTGGCAGAACGCCGACAACGTGCGGACCATCCAGACCGCGCACGACGTCACGTTCGACCTCACCCTCCTCGAGACGAACGAGCACACCATGCGCGCGTTCTTCGGGAACTACGACGACGGTCACGTCCAGGTGACCGGCGACGTCATGCCCCGGATGCTCTGGGTCCTCGACGTCCTCGACGGTGACCAGAAGATCCGGGTCGTGATCCCGGAGGGCCAGATCACCGAGCGCGGCGACGTGTCGATGGTGAACGGGCAGGCGATGAGCTACCCGATCACCCTCACCGCGTACCCGGTCGACGGCGTGAAGGCCCACATCTACCTGGCGTCCGCTGTCTCGAGCTGACCCAACCGGTTGTGGGGTGACCGGGCCCTTGCGCGGGTCTCCCGGTCACCCCACTTGCTGTGCCCCTTGACCCGCGCCTCAACCGAAGGAGACCCGCGCAATGACCAACAACACTGACGTGTTCGACCTCGACGCTGCCGTCGCCGACCAGGCCGACGGTGTCCTCCCGTTCCGGTTCCGGTTCGGGGGCGAGGAGTTCACCTGCGTCAGCCCCAACGAGTTCGACATCCGCACCCTCGGTGACGTGATCACGTCGAACGACCCGGCGATGCAGCTCGCGATGCTGCTCGGCGAGGACGGCTGGCGCCGGCTCGAAGCGGTCGAGGCGGTGTTCGCTGCCCCGCACCTCAAGGCCCTCGTGGAGAACTGGCTGAAGCCCCACGGGCTCGACTCGGGAAAGTCGGGTGGCTCTGCCGGGCGCTAGAGGAGTCGGCAGAGCCTCTCGAAGCAAGCCTCCAAGCGACCTACGGGGTCCGGCTCCGTGACTTCCCTCGCAGGGAGTCGTGGCGGCGCCTGTGGGTCCTCGCGTCGAACCTCCCACCGGACAGCCCGTACGTGGTGGCTGTCAGCGACGGTGACTCGCTGTGGGGTCTCCAAGAGCACCTCCTCGCGGTGATCGCGGACACGGAACGCGCAGCGAACTACCAGCGAGGCGGCGGCAAGGGCACACGCCCGAAGCCCCTACCCCGCCCGGGTGTCGGCCCGAAGAAGGACCGGCTCGGTGGCGGCTCCTACACGGAGGACGAGGTCCGGGCGTTCCTCGACGGCACCGACGGTCGCCGTTGGGTCGACAAGCAAACCCGGACCGTGACGACCTGACGAAAGGCGGTGCCCGTTGGCGATCAACCTTGGCTCCGCCTACGTCGACATCGTCCCGTCCACCGCGAACCTGGCCCGTCAGGTCCGCGGGGAGATGGAACCCGCGCTCGAGCAGGTCGGCCGCCGGGGCGGCGACTCCATCATGGGTCGCCTCTCCGAAGGGCTCGGAGGGTTCGCCAGGAACCTGACGAGCACGGTCTCGTCGGCGATCTCCGCAGCCGGGCAGTCCGCGATGCGGGCCCTGGAGAGCACCGCCGCCGCGGGTGGGGCGCTGATCGCTACGTCACTGGTCGGCGGGTTCAACCGGCTCACCGCGATCGACGACGCCCGCGGGAAGCTGAAGGGCCTCGGCCACGACACCGAAGCGATCGCGAAGATCATGGACTCGGCGCTCGAGTCGGTGCGGGGCACCGCGTTCGGGCTCGGCGAAGCCGCCACCGCTGCTGCTACCGCCGTGGCAGCGGGGATCGAACCCGGTGAGGAGCTCACCGAGTACCTGAAGCTCATCGCGGACACGTCGACGATCGCCGGGTCGTCGCTCGGTGAGATCGCCAGCATCATCAACAAGACCACCACCTCCGGGAAGGTCTTCACCCAAGAGCTGAACCAGCTCGCGGATCGCGGCCTCCCGGTCTTCCAGTGGCTCGCCGACGCCTACGGGGTCTCCGCTGAGGAGCTCCGCAAGATGGTGTCGGACGGCAAGATCGAGTCGGAACGGTTCCGTGAGATCCTCATCGAGAACATCGGTGGGGCTGCGCTCGCATCGGGGGAGACGTTCCGGGGCGGCTTCGCGAACGTGCGGGCTGCGATGGGCCGGTTCGGTGCAGCGGTCCTCGAACCGTTCTTCGAAGCCTCCAAGGACGTGTTCCCTGCGTTCATCCAGGGCTGGGATGACATGGCGTCCGCGGTCGGGCCGGCGGTGGCCCGGATCGCGGAGAGCCCCGGGTTCGTCCGGTTCACCGACTGGTTGAAGGACTCACCGGCGCAGGTTCGTCGCCTGTTGGATCAGCTCGACGGGCTCGGCCCTGCGCTAGCCCCGCTTGCTGCTGCTCTCGGTGCGCTCGCGCTCGGTGGCCTGTCGTCGGCGCTGGGCCCGTTCGGTGCGGTCATCCCCGCCATCTCTCCGGTCACCGCTGCGCTGGTCGCGTGGATCGCCACGAACGACGAGCTGCGCGAGTCGTTCGGGAACCTCGGCCAGTCCATCATGGAGGGCTTCGGCCGGATCGCCGAGGCCGCCACCCCGATCATGGAACGGGTCATCCCGTTCATCGAGCAGAACCTCAAGTCCCTCGTCGACTGGCTCGCCGCCACCGGGATCCCAGCCCTCTCCGGCGCCATCGCCACCTCGCTCGACTTCATCAGCCGCCTCGGCGACATCTTCCGCTCAGAGGGCCTCGAAGGAATCGCCAGCCGCCTCTGGGAGTGGATCGCCGAGCAGGCCCCGATCCTGGGCGAGAAGTTCCTCGAGTGGGGTCTAGCGCTCATCGGCTGGATCGCCCCGAGGATCCCCGACTTCCTCCTCGAGCTCGGCGGGTTCATCAAGTCCGGTGCGGAGTGGATCCTCCGCGACGGTGTCCCCGCCATCGCGGAGGCCGCCGGCAGCCTCGCCTCTGGGCTCATCGACTGGATCTGGAACGACGCCATCCCCGGCGCCCTCGAAGCACTCCCCGGGCTCATCACCGAGTTCACGAACTGGGTCGAGAAGAAGGGCA